CGTAATAGCAGATTGCACAAAATTTTCTTCCCCAACGCCCCAATCTTTGTGCAAAATGTCAATAGACACAATATATAGTAGTTAGTCATTGCTAACATACCTCTAAGAAAAATCCCTCCCTCTGCACTCGGCAGGGGAGGGGAGTGGGTACGGATATTACCTGCCCGGATAGTGTTTTAAAGTGCCGTTGTGCAAGTATGTTAGTTCGGTATTAGCGGGTGTACCATCAAAGGCATTTGTGATACCTTTTGTAATAAAATTTCCTATAGCATTAGCCCCATCCCCGACAAACTGTACGCCTATCATGGAATTCCCTAAGCCTATTAGCTGTAATCCGTTGACAGCACATGTCAGCCCATTACATTGGTTAAATTGTAACCCAAACAATCCGTTAGGAGTACAAGCTGCATAGGTATTACTGATGCTGACGCAGCCGGAGGAGGTTTTGTAAAACTGAATACCACCTTGCGAGCACCCATCAAATACGCAGTTCGATATTAAAATATCGTTAAAGCGGTTGTTTCCTGTAGCACTCTCGCTCTCGAACACGACGCCATAACCACCGTTTGCCGATTCGCACGATAGTAAATAAATGTCGCTCCCCGCGCCTATCACATCGAAAGCCGCCGAGTTAAAACTACTCTGTGTTGTATACGTATCACCGTAGGAACATCGCACAAAATACAAGGATGCATTGCCGCCCGCTAGAATTGGGTTTCCTTCGTCGGTGCAGTGATAAGCTCTGAATCTATTGTCTCCGTTATGGTCTACAGACTGCACATAACAACGTTCATACACTGTTGAGACATTTTTAGTGATGTAAAATCCACCCCCCGCATCGTTTGACATCGTCTTAACGAACAGGTGCCGGAAAGTTCCGTAGACTACCCCGTAAATCTTTACAGGGAACTCCGCATCATGATTCTGAATTTCAATATTTTCCAGCGTTATGCAACGAGGAAAATTATTAACTACTCGGCCACTAATGTCTCCGACGATAATACTAGAATTGTTATTCAAAATTATGAGCGCGCCGTTTCCTTCGTCAGAATATTCAGGGCCCACCATGGAAAAACCCGATTTGTTGATCGTGATATTTGTAGACACTGTATATGTCCGATTTGATAAGTGCACTTTATGCAAAGTGTTTATAGCACTCTGTAAATCAGGGAACCAATCTGCGGACCCGTCGGCATACTGTTTTGCAATAGTGACGGACGAACCCGCCTCAAAAATTTGTTTGTTTTTAGCCATAATAGGCCCGTTGATGGTGATAGTTCCGCCAATTACGCCGTCAATATATACCGGAACGTTTTGTGCAGATTCAAAGCCCGACACTTTAAATGTGCCCTGTGGGATGTATAGTGGCAACCCCGAGGATTTTGCGGCGTTGAAAGCGGAGGTTTCATCAGTAGACCCGTCACCAACGGCTCCGTATGTTTTAACGTTTGCCCAGTTGACGGCTGATTTTAGCGCAGCGTCAATATTTTTTTGTAGTTTATTATCCGCGTCCTTCCGGGCCTGTGTCTCATTGTCAATATCCGTCTGAAGCTGGGTGTCGGCGTCCTTCCGGGCCTGTGTCTCATTGTCAATATCCGTCTGAAGCTGGGTGTCGGCGTCCTTCCGGGCCTGTGTCTCATTGTCAATATCCGTCTGAAGCTGGGTGTCGGCGTCCTTCCGGGCCTGTGTCTCATTGTCAATATCCGTCTGAAGCTGGGTGTCGGCGTCCTCTCTGGCCGTTTTTTCCGCGTCAATAGCTGTCTGAAGCTCCGTGTCTGCGCTCTCCCGGGCCGTTTTCTCTGCGCTCAAGCCCTCATTAAATGCATTGATAAGGTAGTGCAGAACTTCATTTGTGGAGCTGCTAACGCAGTTAGAGCCGGGCACGTAGGCATCACCGGCGATCATCGCTCTTGTGACACGTACCAGCGCCCCGTTTACCCAGACAAGATCGTTGACCGCTCTATCCGCTGTCGCGGTGGGGCTATGCCCCTCATCGTTGGGAGTAATGGCCTTTTTGACATCGGCCCAAAGTTCATCGAAATTGCCAATTTTGGTCCAGAATTCTGTACGGTCCAGAGAAACGCCGGACGGCACCGGCTGTACAGAAAGATAGGCGTTACCGTTGCTGTCCACAACAACGGTATTAGCCTCGTACTGGCGTGTGATGTCCCATTGGATCGGGTTTGCGTACTTGATCGTGGCCAGGCTGACGAAATTCGTCAGTTTGGTGTTGAATTCGTTCAGCTCGTCCATAATCCAATCAAGATTGAGATCATGGAAATTGGTGTAGGGCGCTCTGTGAATAGGATTGATACTCATAAATTACATCTCCTTAATATACCAGCAAACAAAAGTTCGCCCGGATGTCCGTAACGATTTTATGGACTGCATTTTCCATTGCAAGGGACAACTCTTTGGCAATAAGGTCTTGCGGGTCTCGCCCTGCCCGGCCCTTCTCGGTCACGGTGTCTTTGTAGCCGTTGTGCAATTCGGATGTATTGTTATCGGTGGTTGTCTGATCGGTGGTGGTCGTATCCGTGCCGCTGCTGGTAATGGTGTTTCCAGTTCCAAGGGCCGTTGTACTCTTTTCAGCGGTTTGCAATGTTCCGCTGTCAAACCCCGTGACGTCCCGGGTGGTGCTGTCGCTGCCGGTATTCTGGCCGGTGGTGGTCAGGTTAGGCGCTCGGGTAGTTGTTCCCTTCACGCCGTTTGTGCGGTTGATTGTGCCGCCGCTGGTTCCTGCATGGTCGGTGGTTCTGATTCGGTCATCGGATGCCAAAGCATCGTATTTAAGGCCCAGCGCCTCGGCGTACCGGGTCCAGCTCGGAAGCATGGTTTCAGAATAGACGCCCAGCGCCCTGCGCATCGTGGGGCCATCCGCGTATAATACCTCCAATTCCAGCGTATCAAGCAGTAATTGATTGCAGACAGCGTCTTTAGAGACATTGTCAGGGACTTCCAAGTCGTCGAACAGTTTCGGGTATCTTGCCAACAGGCCGTTAAAGCTCAATGTTGCGTGCATCGTTGTTCACCTCCTGCGCTCCAGTATCGGGCGGAAAACGCCAATCAACCCATAAAGTAGATTTGTCAATTCCAAAGAGCTTGTGTACTCGCTCACACCCATGCTGCAAGCTGTCCAACCATAGCGACGCTTTGGCGGCTGTCTCAACGTTGTTAGAATTGACTTCGTCAGTCAGCATCCGCTCTTTCTTGCTTGTGTTGGTGTTGGGGATGCCTACTTCAGTATCGAACAGGGCTTTAATGGTTTTAAGGGCTGTAAGCAATTCGTTGGTAATGAAGTTCCCTTTGAGGTCAGTTGCAAAATACATCCACGGGGCTTGCCCGGATGCCCCATTCTTGGGCGCTTTGAGCAAAGAGGAATCCACAAACACGGCGGGGTCACCCTGCATAATCGCGTCAAACATCTTTTTAAAAGATTCTGCACCCGCTTTGTTACCGGACGCAAACACGTAGGCAAGGCGGCTATTGATTAAATTGCTCTGGATGGTCTGGGCAGCAAGGGCCATCATATCCCCATAATAGGCCACAATATCAACCATACCCCGGTAATCGGGCTGCAAATTGATGATCTCGCACTGCTTTCCGATCTGTAAATATGGGGACCCTTTAATAAAAGGGTTTGCAATGATGGAGTGTGTCGGATTATAGAAAATGTTGATGCCGGTTAGTCCCATTCGGTCATATACGAGGCCATAACGGTCTGTATTAAACACCGTAACACCGCCGGAACCGAAAACAAGATACTGCAAGCGGTTACCGGGCCATGTTTCGGGCAATGTCCACCGTACCATTGACACGGCCTCAAGAAACAGGTATTTACGGAAATAATATGAAAGGCTATTTCCTTTTGTGTGCATTACGGAGGGCGTCACTGGGGACACATGAGCGTTGATTTGCTCATAGCTGTAGGGGGCGCTCATAACAGACGACCTCCTTTTGCCATTTTAAACAGTAACCACACCGGCAACTTACCGGTGGGCCACGGCCCGGGACCCGGGCCAGGGCCCCCGCCGGAATCCCATTCTACGTCCCATGTGCCGACCTGATTTGGGATTCTGATAATGCTGGACGGGTCCCTCAGGTTTCCGGCTGCATCGGCATACTCCCAGTGCGTGTGAATGCCCGTTGCGTTGCCGGTTTTGCCCTGCGTGCCGATAAACTGACCCTTGGAAATGGTGTCGCCCACGTTCCAAATTTGCGAGGCAAAGTGCGCGGCTCGCCAGGTGGTGCCGTCGGCCATCCGTACTTTGATCATGTTTCCCCACGACTGATCGCCCGAGGTGCTGCCATTCCAGTGCTGCGCCACGACCACAACGCCCGCCTCGGGCGCGTAGGCTTTGTGATTGCCGTGCACCGTGTCTATGCCCCGGTGGGGACTTCCGTCCGAGTACGCCGGATAACCGGCTGTCACTCTGATTGGCGACACGTCAGTAATACACTGTTTATAGACTGCCATTGTTTACGCCTCCTATTCATAGAAAAAACCATTCTTCATGTAACTTTTGACACTGTCAATTTCTTCTGCTGTTGCTGTTAGCGCAATGTCCGGATCGTCAACCATGATGTACCCCGGGATAGTGGATATTTGCACACGTTTGCACAAGGGTCTCCCATGGTCGGTATTGTTATCATCCGTAAGAATTTTAAAGCGCGCAACCATATAAGGCACCGAATCAAAAGCTATTGTGGACCCCGTTGCGCCCTTGCTCGCTACATCTGCATTAGTTGCCTGTGCAGCATTTAAAATACCGTTTCCGACGTCTGAGAAAGAACCCCCGGATAATGCTGCCTGGATACCTCCGAACGCTGCCGCAATACCAGTATGCAGCAAGCCTCCGCTGCCCGACGGTATATCAAATGTAATATTGGAAAGTTGAATAGGTACCCCAAGTTTGGCGGTTGTCTCGTGTACTAGCTGATTCGAATCGGTAAATATACGTAAGATACTGTCACCGGTGAAAAGGTCAACCATATATTGTATAGATAAGGTGACAGCGCCCCACAGTTTAGATGCGTCAAGAGGTATCACTCCAAAGGGCTGCAAGAAGATAGTGTAGTCCGTGTAGGGGGAGGCATTACAATACCCTCCGCGGCTTCCCGCTTGAGGGTGCTTCGGGATACTCACGCTCACCGATTTTGTTAATTTGTTATTGTCTTCTCCCAAAATCCAACATGGAACGTCTATCGACCACCACCCGACATCTACACTTGAAACAAGCGGTAAATGTGCGGTGATTTTGGCGATGTCAAATGGAAAGTAATTGCAACTTACGATATATTGATAGGGATTAAAAAGAACCTTTGTTAAACTGTCGCTAATTTCCGTATTGTCAATACTAAGGTATGACACATCAGTCAGCAATTTTGCAGATAGTTTTTTGGCATTTGTAGGGGTCATTACTGCATATGTAATAGCCCCAATGGAGTTTGCGGCTTTAGCTATAAACCCAATAACAAAGAATCCCCCGCTAATTGTTTCCGCAAAGCCACCTTGAAAAGCGGTTGTTACACTTTGCACTTTAGCCGATGCCGGGTAAAGTCCATCTGAAATTGTACCATCATACTGTGCCGACGATCTTGTGACATACTCCGTACTATTGCCGATCTGGTCACGGTAACTTGCCAGCGTGTCAACAGTCAGCGAGGCCGCCCAGAGACCGTTGGCATATGTCCAATTTTTAACCCAGTAATACCGGCTGAACGTGGGAAGGTAGCAATAATTGTACCCGGTGGGGTCGTTTTGTGTTGCAATCTTGATCTCGGGGTCAATGATGTTGCAAGGGGCTTTAAGGTCAATTCCGAACTCCTGCCCACCGTCGGGCCGCTTTGTGCTGTTTGTGCGCTTTGCAAACTGGTAAAAAATAGCTTGCATTTTGCACCTCCTATAAAAATAACCGGCGGGCAGATGCCCGCCGGTGCCGGTCAGGACTTCGATGGGTCATCGTCCTTGTGCGTGGTGGTTTTCAGGGTAGGCGCTTTTGCCGCATCGGCAGCGCTCGGTGCAGTGACGTCCCCGGAGGTCATCAGGAACAGAACGGCGTTCTCGGTGAAGTCATCGTACCACGACCAACCGTAGTGGTACCAGAAATTCGTGTACAGGCCGCGGGCGTTCATGGGAGTTGGGACCACGCGGGACAGCTTCGGAGTGTATCCGATTGCATCCCAGTCCAGCAGGCAACCGAACACATTGGTGAGCTTCACCGCGGCACTCTTGTAGGATGACCCGCTGGTGTTGGTCACAATAGGTGTCGCAGAGATGGTCTCGCGCTCGTTGATGTTCTGCCAGAATGTGACCTGTTCGGCGTCGCGGTATTTCAGCATGTTATCGTGGAACACCTCGGGAATCACGCGGGCGTCGATCTGGCTCTGCGTGCCACTGTACAGGTAGAGGTGCTGACGATCATACGGGGTGTGGCGCATGATGTTGTACGTCGTGTCACCGATCTTCCAGTTCTGATGCCAGTTGATGGTACGTTCCTTCATCAGGCGGGAAATGTCATTGATACGACCATAGGCGTATTTGGCAAACCCCGGGAAGTTTGCTTCTTTGTACACGTCCTGCACGGTCAGTTTTGTGCCCTGCTGGGCGTTGTACTCATCAAGCAGATAAATGACGCTTTTCGGGCTGGCCGTAGTCATGCCGGTCAGATGATTCGCCATCAGGTTATTGGCGAGGTTCCGTCTGTCTGCCTCGATCTGGTTCGACAGATGCAGCACGAACGAGGACCAGAATTGCGCCAGTTCCTCGGGGCCTTTGAACGCCGCTTCCATCTGGGTATCAGCCTGCGTATACACGCGGCTGTAATTGGTCTGGCCATAGTAGTTAGTCTGAAGGACTTTAGGCTTGTGAACTTCGTACATATCCACGCTTTGGCCGTCCGTAAGTGCCCACGCCTTATCGGTGACGGGGTCAGTATCGCAGAAATTGATCTTCCGCACATGGTTCGACCAGTCGTCGCCCGTGACCTGCAAACGCTTCATGGGGGCATCATAGGGACGGACGGCAAAGATAGTGCGGCCCAACACCTGGCTGATCGCTTTGGTGTAATTGTCGGGGCCGGTCTTCATCGTGGCCTGTGCAACAGAAACGAAACTGAATGTGTCCACGATGGGCGTCGTCGGTTCCTGACCGGTGGCCAGTTTGTTAATCTCTGTCAGAATTGCGGCAATGTCCGCAAAATCCATACCAGCGGGCATATTACTTCACTTCCTTTCCATAAGTCGGGTCGATGATTCGGGCCGTCACCGTTGTGGCATCTGCCGCCGGCTGCTGCTGGATGCCAAGGCCCAGCGCGTTTGCCTGCAACGTCTGGGTCATAGTCTGCATTGCTTGTGCGCTGGTCTGCTGGCCCTGCAAAATCTGCTGCAACAGGGTTTCAAGGCCATCATACTGCGGCGTGGGCTGCGGCACGGGCTGTGGCGTGGGCTGCGGCACGGGCTGCGGTGCGGGCTGCGGTGCGGGCTGCGGCGCGGGCTGCGGCGCGGGCTGCGGGACGGGCTGCGGGACGGGCTGCGGCGCGGGCTGCGGCACGGGCTGCTCCATAGCTTCGATCTCTGCTTTGGTGTATCCGGCCATAGCGAGGGCCGCTTTTTCACTGATTTTCAACTTTGGTCGCCTCCATTACAACGTATGTGTCATGTGTCAGGCATTTAATGACCTGATCTTTATCGCCTTTGGAGAGAGGACCCACCGCGCAACACTGCCGCGTGTGGGCGACGTCTGCCCAGTCGCTATAGTAGCCGATGCTCAAACGAGTGCAAAGGTCAGCCAGCAGAAAAGCACGCTCGTTTGTGATCGACTGGGCAAAAATGATATAACAACCCATAGTTAGCTTTCCTTCTTGATGTCGTCCAGGGCGAGCCGCATCTCGGTAATAGCCGCAGTGTTCTCCTTGACAACGGTATTACACTGATACCACATCAGCAAAAAAGCGGCGATAGGAAACCCCACGTTAGAAATAGCTTGAATCACAGTATTAGCATCCATTTGAGCACCTCCATATTAAATATAAATACAAGTAAATCCCAGGTTCTTGCGCTGGCTGACGCTTGCCCGCCCCTTCTGGGGGCTGCCTGTGGGCACCTGGGATTAACTTTAATATATATCACCCGTATAAAAAAGTCAAGTACCGCAATACTCACGAAAGAAAATTTCATCCGAATAACGCTCAAATTCAATCTGACGCTGTAAGTACGCGGGCCAGATATACCCATACGCGGCCCTAAATCGTTTCCGCTCATAATCGCCGGTGCCGTATGTGGGCATCTCGCCAGACCGATGCCGACACACATAGTAGAGGGGTTTACTCTTATGCTCATAGATGCAGCACCGCCCAATTTGAACAAGGGGGTAGTATTCCCGGAGGGGCCGAGATACAACAAGACTTTTCTCCTCGGCGCTGTACTGGTTTTCAATAGCGGACCTGTAAAAATCTGTACCGGTCATGGACCTATAGAGGGCCGTATTGGCTTTCTCTTTGGCAATAGGGCTGTCCACTAGATCAATCAAAAGAATCCCTTTATCGGCCAACAGCTTGACGCGCTCTTTTTTGCCGATCATCTTCTCGACGGTATCGGTGATCTCCCATTGCATATAATAGGGGTTGGCCATGCCCACCGCGTTCGACATACACAACAGCGTCAAGGGCTTTTGCCCTTGTAGTTCTCGGTTACGGTTGACTGTCTCATAAATATTAGCGAGGCCCACGCCCTCACCGCGACGATAGTAGTCGGTCTCTTCTTTCTGGTATTCGTCCAAAATAATTATATTGGTGTGAGGACTTGAAAAACCACGGGTTCGGGCCAAGGTGACGACACTTCCCACGACGCCCGACATCTTGGCCGGTTTTATGGGAGAACCTGTATCAGTGAAGGCCCCCGCGTTACCCACTTCATACAAGCCCGCTATTTTCGGCAGTTTAAATGGGGCATAATGTGTTTGCAAATCATCATTCAACGGAGACCACGGCCACATACTGGGCGATGCGCAAATAAGTTCCGCCTGCTGCGGCGTGCGGCGCAGATATAGAAATTCTTCTTCGGTCTGATGCACGTGCTTCAATGCTCCATAAGTCTTGCCGGTACCACGTCCACCCCATATAAAAATAATAGGTGCTCCCGTTGACAAAATGCCATCCTTTTCGGAAAAATTCGGCCATCCTTCGTCAGTGTATAGTTTAATCATCAGACAACCTCCATAATCTTGTACCCTAATATCTTTGCGTATTCGTCGGTAATTCCCAATGTGTACGTATTATCACAAATACACAGGTTTCTTGTTATATGTACCGTATGCCCGTCAACCACAAAATCGGGCACATTGGGCCGGTCATTATAAATAACCTGATTTCCGGCGGCAAGACAGAACGTAAAGCCGGGCTTGAATACCTCAAAACCACCCCACAGGGCAAGCTCCAAACCGCCTTTCCGCTTGCTAACTCCCGCTATTGTAGTAGTGATCGGCCCGCCTTTTTTATAGGTAGTCGCGTATTTCTTAGCGCCCCACGTCATAAACTCCGCGTAGCTGCGCTCTTGCTCGTATACACCCATATAATGAATATTGCCTTTTGGGTCTGTAGCGCAAGCACCGTTGTCTTTCGCAAGCTGTGTCACAGATTTGTTAAACTCCACTAAATCAATATTACCCATGTACTTGACGCTGTCAGTGTCGCAGTACACACCATTCTTGCCCGCGGCCCATTGCGCTATTTTTAGGCGCTTGCGGGTGTGAGCCGTTGTCCATACGCCCCATTGATAGGGCAAAAACAAATGGGGGTTGTGGTCGTTATAACTGCCCTCTGGGTCGTCGGTGCACTCGCTCCAAAGATTGTCGGGGTCATCCTCGTCAAAAAGTGTGTCCAGCTGCAAGGGGTCTTGTGCGGTCATGCCGTAGTAGCTATTAAGATCGCCCTTGGCCTTGACATAATACAAATCTTGACCGGGAACACCTTTAAGGGATGTTTTGCCGGTGTAACTCTCTTTTACACAATCCGTCAAGGGCTTTGGCAGTTTGCCATAATCGGACGTGTACAGGTCCATAACGTTAAGAGCGTCCCAATCATACTCTTTGGCAATGATTCTAAAATCTATATCGGTTATGGTGATCTCCAACTGTTCAGCAGACAACAGACGGCCATTGTCGTTTATGTATCCTTCACAGTGCCGGACCTTTGCAAGGGGGATATATGGGAACCCCCACCACTTAAAGCGCTGGCGCAAACCTTTTACTTGCAAGCGCATCAAGCAAGCCTTGCCGTGCCTCATACACTGCATTAACCTCTCTACGGTGGCCGGTTCCTGCCTAAATGGTGTCATAGGAAAATAACATTCGCATTGAACGGCAGGATAGGCGCTCGACATATCCACGGAACCGACGTTTTCCAAATGGAGACCTACATAATACCGATTCGCATGGGTGTCACCGCCCCGGAACGCCTCCCGCAACATTTGGTATAGGTCCCACGACGGCAAAAGGCGCTTGACCCGTTTAATGCCCCATTTATACATTGCTTCGCGTGCCATTCGTCGGACGTATCCGGTGCGCGTTAGTGGTAGAGTATACAGATCGTCGCCGTCTCGGTTCATCTCGATTAACAGGCACTCCACAATACACCGAACATCGTTAATACAATACGCCAATTCTGTAGACGTTAAAGACGTCCATGGGTACCGAACTTTGGAATAATCAAGTGCCCCGGTCAATTTGGCATGCGGGGCACCCAGCTGTTTGCCCCATGCATCAAGGGACAAATTGCTGTGCCGCATACTGCATCGGTACTCAATAGCGCGATTGTCGCATTTTAAGACCCTACGGGGTTTGCTGGCGAACACATCACCCGGGCCAAAATCCAGAATACCCGACAAATATTGAAATTCATGTGCAAGATTGTGAACGTACATACACAGAAACCAGTCACCTTGAGGCCCGCTGCTCGCTTGCAAAAAGTCGCTGATTGCCCCCGTAAAGTTCAGCCACTCGTCCCACGTCCTACCAATAATGGTAATATCCAGACCGAGTTGACACTGCCAAATATACATTATGGTATGTGGATTGTCGTCCGCATCTACACATACTCGGCTAGTCTCAATATCAAACGCACACGGCATATTCACATATAAGCGCTTCTTGTTCGTTTTGCGTTTCTTGCCTTTTGTGTGTTTGCGGTCTAGATGCTCCATAAGCCACGGGACAGGGTTGTAATTACAAGCCTCCGCCGAAACCTCCGCGCAGGTCGGCGGAACTGCTGCCGTCGCTGTAGTCCCATTCTTTACCATAGTTGACCTCACCTTGCTGCCACTTTACAAAATCGTCAATACTGACATTGTAGCCGCCTTTCTCGCGCCAGTACATAACCGGCTGGTCGGACGGATAGTAGTATACGCCCGATGCTTTTACGATCTCCCACCATTCCGACAAGGCCGTGTACTGATCCTCGGGCACGTCGGCTACATCAATACCGCTAACTTTCATTTTTTGCGTAAATTCTTCACGGGCACCGCCAACGGTGGAACCTTTAGAACGCACAAAACGCGCTACATCTGCGAGCGCCTGTTCCAATGCTTTACGGTCTCCGCGCATTGCCTTTAGGGTGGGAAAACCTCCGGCAAATTCTTTATAAACGTCGCTTGTGCCGCTGATGGGGTCCGCGGATAGGCGCTTAATACGCTTCTGCGCAATGTCGCGCAGTCGGGTGTATTCTTTGCGCATCTGATTGTCTGGCCACGATTCCAACGCATAGGGTGTATATAGCTCGGCACTGTATTTAAGGGTTGCACTTGCTTTAGCGGCGCCTACTGCCATGCTTCTCGCGCTCCTTTCTATCTAAGATCATATAATACCAGTCCAGAGGGTCCGCTTCAATGCCCAATCCGTTGAAAATGATTTTGGCCCATTCAGAGCGGAAAAACTTGACATCATTAGTTGTAACTCCACTATATACAATGGCCGTTGCGAGGTAGATCAAAGAATCGTCGCAGTTAAGCAAGGATACTCTGTTATCTTTCCTTTTCATGGGGCCTCCTATAATAAATATGGCCGCCGCATGTGCGGCGGCCATTGGCTAAATCAAACCAGATTCAAAGACAAAACCTGGCCCTTTTTGGTGCTGATCAACACAGGTTTGATCAGCACAGGTTCCGTCCACGTATCAGGATTGCCGAGCAGCGTAAACATCCGCTTCAAAGACTGATAGACGCCCACGGAGACGCAGCTATAGGACTGCCCGTCCGCGGTAATGAGGACAATGCGGGGTGCAATCGTCTTCCCCTCGGGGACATCGTCCTTACTGACCTCCACGCACTCCACGGACACATGAACCAGCGACAGCACCTCATTGACGTGCTCCTTTAGCTTGTTGGCGGGGTTGCTCGTTGCATTGTAGAATGCAACTGCGGCAGAGCGGTCAGAGAGGTTCATATCGGTGTACCCAAGACCGGTATTCATCACATCGGACACCGTCATAGCTGCACCACTGTTTTCGGACTTCATCATTGCTTCGGACATAATATAGCTCCTTTCATTATGTGCCCTGTCATTATCAATACCGGGCGGGCAGTCCCGGTAGACGGCCCGGAGGCCGTTTCGACTTAATTCTTGTTATATAAGGAGTACATAGCCTGTACCCCGTCACGCACATGGGCCGCACCCTGATACATAAGATCGGCTGACAAGCAAGTGCCTTTAAAACCCTCAAGGGTGTGTACTTGCTCGTCGCAATGGATGAGAGCTTGCTTATAACCGGCCAACCATGCCCGATTGTTTGCGGCTCGGATAGCGTCCTTCTGATCCTCGTACTCGCAGCACGTCAACGTGCCGTTGGGGTGAATTTCGATGATGAATTTACGCATTTCCATTTGTGGAATCTCCCTTCTACCATCCAAACATAATCTTTGCAAGACTGACAAGCACCTTAATACTGTCGATAATGTCATCTTCGGACAGTTGTTCCAAATTCTTACCATCAAGAGTAATGTTATCATCGGTTAAAGTGATTTTAATCATGACTTCTTTTTTCATTGGAAACCCCCCTTTCTTGTTTCTTTCATTGTCTATATTATACCATACACTAAATTGTATATGTTGCTATTTACATTGTAAAAATTGCTGTACTCCCCTACCCTGCCGAGTGCAGAGGGAGGGATTTTCTTAATAGATATGTTAGCATTGACTAACTACTATATATTGTGTCTATTGACATTTTGCACAAAGATTTAGCCGTTGGGGAAGAAAATTTTGTGCAATCTGCTATTACG